TTCAAGTGTTAACTATGGATAACGATAAGATGTTAAACGCTGATGGTGTTGAAGATGAAACAGTAGGTCAACAGTGGTTAGAAACACACAACAACTGGCCTGCACAAATGTGGATTCAAACATCTTACAATACATCACAGAATAAACATTCATCAGGTGATGACTCAAAAGCGTTTAGAGGTAATTATGCTGGTATTGGTTTTGAGTGGGATGAAGATAATAATATCTTTTGGCCTAAAAAACCATATGCTTCTTGGGTAAAAGATACTACAACTGCACAATGGAAATCACCGATTGGTGACGCTCCTGCATTGACTGCAGAACAACAATCACAAAACGAAGAAGACACACACGGTTGGTATTATTCTTGGAATGAAGACAATCAATCTTGGGACTTGACAGACAGCAAGGCATAAATTAAAAATGGTGGTGGTATGCAGAAGAAAGTATTAACAGAGCAAGCTCTATATTACGGTGATGTGGCAATGCCTAAAAATTGGGACATTGACCGAGATAAACTTCAACAAGATATATTAACTTCACAAATTCAAAACAAACAATTTCCATTCTCAAGAACATTTGATATGTTGAATACTTATATGAGAGATCATATAAATTTAAACTATGGTTTTACTTTAGTTAACAAAGAAACGTGGGGTAACATTTATAAACCTAACGAAACTACAATTCCATTATTAAATATAGATCCAGTAGATTTGCGGAACTCTCCTGACTATACATTTTTATATGGTGTAAATGTCAAAGATTGTATGATTCGAATACACTATGAAGACAACAGACGCAAAGGAAGAAGTTGGGATGTGCCATTAGAAAATAATAAATTTATAATGTTTCCATCAACTAATATGTATTACCTAACCAATAATCAAAAGGATAGTTTAAATTTTGTACAAACTATAACATATGAATATATCTAATTATTATTGGTATTTTACTGGTGTTCTTACACCTCGATTTTGCGATGATGTCATAGCATATGCCAATGAAAAAAAAGAAGTTATGGCTAGAACGGGTGGGTATGGAGACAGAAAATTAAATAAAGAAGAAGTTAAGAACTTACAAAGAAAAAGAAAATCTGATTTAGTATGGCTAAATGATACTTGGATATATAAAGAGTTACATCCGTATGTGCATCAAGCTAATAAAAATGCTGGTTGGAACTTTGATTGGGATAGATCTGAATCTTGTCAGTTTACAAAATATAAATTAAATCAATATTATGATTGGCATTGTGACAGTTGGGATAGACCTTATGATAAACCAAATTCACCAGATCATGGTAAAATAAGAAAACTATCCATGACTTGTCAGTTAACAGATGGTTCAGAATATAAAGGTGGTGAATTAGAATTTGATTTTAGAAACTATGATCCACATATGCGAGACGAATCAAAACATAGAATACAATGTAAAGAGATATTACCAAAAGGATCTATTATTGTTTTTCCTAGTTTTGTGTGGCATAGAGTTAAACCAGTAACATCAGGCACAAGATATAGTCTTGTGGTATGGCATTTAGGGAGGCCTTTTAGATAATGTTTATAAATAGTTATTTTTCAACTGTAATATGGAATGAAGAAAAACCAGAGTTTGTTAAATCATTAAACAAAGCAAGTAACAAATATATTAAAGATGCAAGAGCAAGAGAAAAAAAATTTATAAAAGAACACGGTGATTTTGGAAGATCATATCACTCAACACCACTGACTAATGATAATGATTTTTTAGATTTTAGAAATTACATTGGTCAAAAATCTTGGGAATATTTAGATCACCAAGGTTATGATATGTCACAATACACAACTATGTTTAGTGAGTTATGGGTGCAAGAGTTTGCTAAAAAAGGTGGTGGTCATCATTCAGCACATATACATTGGAATCAACATGTATCAGGTTTTTATTTTTTAAAATGTAGTGATAAGACTTCTTATCCAATATTTCATGAACCAAAGACTGGTGCAAGATGTACAAAATTAAAAATGCGACCAGACTTGAAAGGTGTATGGCCAGGTCATGAACAATTTCATCTTAGACCAAAACCAGGAACATTAATTATATTTCCAGGGTATTTAGAACACGAATATGCGGTGGACTTTGGTATAGAACCTTTTAGATTTATACATTGGAACATACAAGCGATTCCAAAAGAAATGGCTAAAGATGTTTAAAAAGAAAAAGTATACCGTTATCCGTCAAGCAATATCAAAAGACTTAGCAGCTTTTGTTGCAAATTATTTTTTAATGCAAAAGCAAGTTTATGACACTTGCAAAGCATCGAGATACTTTTCACCATTTGAAAATATAATTGGATATTATGAAGAACCAGATGGACAAATACCAAATACATATAGTCAATATTCTAATATAGCTATGGAAACTTTATTGCTTAAATGTCAACCGGATATGGAAAAAGCTACAGGATTAAAATTATATCCTGCGTATACATATGCAAGAATATATAAAAAAGGTGATGAACTTAAAAGACATAAAGATAGATTTAGTTGTGAAATATCTACTACCATGAATCTTGGTGGTGATGATTGGCCAATATATTTAGAGCCATCTGGAGAAGTTGGTAAAAAAGGTGTTAGAGTAGATTTAAAACCAGGAGATATGCTGGTTTATTCTGGCTGTGAGTTAGAACATTGGAGAGAAAAATTTAAAGGCAAAGAATGCGTACAGGTTTTTCTGCATTATAATAATCGTAAAACTGCAGGAGCAAAGGATAATATGTTCGACAAACGTCCGCATTTAGGTCTTCCTTCTTGGTTTAAACGATGATATAATTCTTAGATGGGGGCTGTGTCACCACCACATACCACACAGCTCCCTTTTAAGGACATTTATGAATTTAGGTTTTGACGCAATATCACAACTTCCTATATCTCAAGTAGGAGCAGATAACACAGTAACAATTATAGCAACAGGTAACAATTTAGTTGCTAATATAGGTAATCCTAATATTACAGCTGATGCAGTTACGGAAGTTGCTACAGGTAATCCACTTACACTTGGTATTGGAACAGTAACAATAGTTGGTACAGCAAATCTTGAAGCACCTAAAACACCATTGGTTTTAGGAACGGGGAACGTTACAGTATCAGCAAATGCGAATGTTACAGCATCTGGAAACAACTTGATTATAAGTAGTGGATCTGTTAGTATTGTTGGAACTGCGAGTATAACAGCACCGGCTACTGCTATGACTTTAAGAACAGGAGAACCGGGAATTATAACGTGGAACGAAATCGTACCAGGAGCAACAATGGTTTGGACACCAATTAAACCTTACGGATAATATATGGCATCAACATTTTCAACAGATTTAGCATTAGAACTTGTAGCAACCGGTGAGAAAGCTGGTCTATGGGGAACTATTACAAACACTAATTTACAAATATTACAACAATCAGCAACAGGTGTAGTCGATGTAGCGATGACAGCTGGCACAGATAAAACTTTACTTTTATCTGATGGTGCAACATCTGATGGTAAAAATATATATTTAAGATTAACAGGCACAATGACTGCAAATGTTAGTTTAATTATACCTGCATCAACAACTGGTGGTACAGCTACTAGAGTTTATATTGTTCAAGACGCAACAGATAGAACTACAGCAAACAAATATACGTTAAGTATTAAAACAGCTGGATCATCAAACCCAATAGCTGTTCCTGTTGGATCTACAATGTTAATTCATTCTAATGGCACGGACGCAAGATTAGATATTTTACAAAAAGGTAACTTTGCAATTACATCTAGTTCTATTACTGCATACACTGCGGTAGCTGGTGATAATTTATTAATAGATACCCAAGCAGCCCAAGTTACAATTACACTACCAGCATCACCCACTATGGGCGATGAAGTCAGTATTATGGATGTATCTCCAAGTGGAGGTTTTGCTACTAACAAAGTAACAGTAAATAGAAACAGTCAACCTATAAGAGGTGCTGCATCTAATTTAGAATTAGTTACTAATAATCAATCAATTAAG